TTCACATCGATACCAGCAGATGTGAAGATCCTTATCCGGTAGCAGACGAATTATTCAACTTTTGTTTGGAACTAAACCCCAATATTAAATTTGAATTTGGCACAGAAGAAAATGTTGGAGTAAGGGCTGGGGTTAAGAAATACAAAGACGATGTTAGATTTGCCAGTCAATACCCAAACATGGAGTTTGTGGTGGCACAGACCGGCAGTTTGACCATGGAGGATAGACAGATAGGCAGTTTTGAACCTGGTTTGGTTAAAAAGTTGGTTGCATTTGCTGAACAGAGTAATGTAAAATTAAAAGAGCACAATGCCGATTACTTAACTGCCGAACAGATCCAAATGCGTCGAAACGCAGGAGTACACGCTTGTAACATTGCTCCACAGTTAGGTGTTATACAAACACAGGTAACACTGTCATTGGCTAAAGAACATAATGTTAACACACATGAATTTGAACGTACAGTATTGGAAAGTAATAAATGGCAAAAATGGATGATCGGTGATAACACAGAAACAAAAATACTGGTAGCAGGACATTATTGTTTTGGTTCAAACAGTTATGAAAGACTTTTTGAACAAACACAAAAACACTGCGACTTAGAAGCAGAAATCACGTTAGCAATTTATAATTGCTTAGACACTTACTATGAGAACTTATTATGATTGTATGGTTTAATTGCAAAATTAGTGACATTAGGCTTACGCCACAACCTAGATATCATTTACGTACAGACGATAGACTAGATGTAGCCAAATATAGTTTAGCCAGTTTCCGCCCGTTAGATGAAGTGACTTCTAAATGGATCTTTAACTTTGAACTGGCAGATGGTTGTGCTGGTAAAGAAAAGGAATTTGAAGATTGGATCCGAGAAAACTTTCCTGCAGATAAAACAGTTATAAACTGGTATCGGTGCAATCACTATGAGCAATGGCAGGAAATGGCAGATTTAGTTAATGCTGAGGACGATGAGTTAATTTTTCCAGCTGGGAACGAAGATCATATCTTTATGGATACTGATATCGAACTGTTCAAAGAAGGATTAGAACTTGTTAAAAATGATTCGGACCCAAATGCAGTTTTTTTTACAAGTCATTATCCAGAACTTGCAAGATGTAGTTTTTATTTTAACCCAGAAGGCATAACTGAAAATAAACATTTTACATGGTACGTTTTAGGTAGCAATGATGCACTGCGTGTTATGAAAAAAGGCCTTTTTAATGAATACGTACAAAAAATTAAGAATAATAAAAACATTTTTTACAGGACTGAAGATTGGAATCAACTCAGTTTGCCTGTTTGTAAAATATATTGTCCAACCAAAGAACAATTTAGGCACTATGATGGATACGCTCATGTTCGTATAGGTGCAGATATAGCTCCACCATTGGAAATTCCTGCAGGATTTTTTGATAAATCTATGACAATTAAATACGGTTTTGATCAGCGTGAAGAAGGCGCAGTAAACATTAACCCACAAATGGAAAGTTTCTTTGCAGAAGATGGCGCCGGCACAGACTATAAATTTAGTTTAGAGGATATTCCGTTATTTTGGAAAGAACACATTAAAGAGATTCAAATTAATCCAGACTCTGATTCAGAACAACTTATAGAAGCAAGAGATGCTCAATTACTTAAAATGAGTAGATGTGAAGCACATTGGGACTTTATGGGGATTGTTTTTGATAACAATAATTATCCACCAGCAGAAAGAGTAAACTGTTGGACCAAATCAATTGATTTCACAGACGAATAACAGTATAATACAGTCAAGGAGAACACATGTCAGACTACACCCGTACATTTAACGCAGAAGCCAAAATCAAACTTACACAACTAATCAACGAAGGCATGACTGTCATGCAAGAAATTGAAGATCTCAACGCAGGTTTGAATGATACTATCAAGGCAATCGCAGAAGAATTAGAAATTAAACCTGCAACACTTAAAAAAGCAGTAAAGATTGCACATAAATCTAAATTGGGTGAAACCAATCGCGACCACGACGAACTAAACACTATTTTGGAAACTGTAGGCAAAACACTTTGACCAAAGCATTTGGTGCTTGGTGGTCAGGCACGCAACAGTTTATCGCAAAGGATTGGAGTAGCCATCCTTTTCGTTTCTGTTTAGAGATGACTGCGTGGGCAATCAGTATAGGCTGTGCTATAACTTACGCTTATACTGTACCTAATATTCCATTTATACCTTTGTACTGTGCATTTATCACAGGCTGCGTTATAGGTGCATGGTGTGCTTATACTCGAGGTAGTTTTGGACTTTTTGGAAATTACACCCTGCTCGCAATCATTGACATGACCGGGCTAATTAAGTTATTATTAATGAAGTAAGATGTCATACGTAGACGCATTATTTGATAAACAACGTGACAGGATTCACGTAGTAGAACGTGTTAACGGCGAACGCCGCTATCAAGAGTTTGCGGCTGATTATACGTTTTACTATGACGATCCCAAGGGCAAGTATCGTACTATCTATGGCACGCCTGTAAGCAAGTTTACAACACGCAACGGCAAAGAGTTTCAAAAAGAAATGCGTATCCAAGGCAGCAAGCGTCTTTGGGAAAGCGACTTCAAGCCAGTGTTTAGATGCTTGGCCACAAACTTTCTTGGCGCAGAACCCCCAAAACTACAGACAGCATTTTTCGATATTGAGGTAGACTTTGATCCCGAACGTGGATTCAGTAAACCCGAGGATCCATTCAACGCTATCACTGCTATCAGTGTGTACTTGGATTGGATGGACAAGTTAGTTACACTGGCTATTCCGCCCAAGTCGATGAGTTGGGAAACCGCAGAAGAAATTTGTAATAGGCATAGTGACTGTTTCTTGTTTGACAGAGAAGAAGACTTATTAAACACATTCTTAGACTTAGTTGATGATGCTGACATCCTGTCAGGTTGGAACAGTGAAGGCTTCGACATTCCTTATACCGTGGGACGCATTACTCGTGTGCTCAGCAAAGACGATACACGCAGACTTTGTTTGTGGGGACAGTTTCCCAAACAACGTGAATTTGAACGCTTTGGTGCCACAAACATTACGTTTGACTTAATCGGCCGTGTACATATGGACTATATGCAACTGTATCGCAAGTATACCTATGAAGAACGCCATAGTTACAGTTTGGATGCCATCGGCGAATATGAACTAGAAGAACGTAAAACTGCCTATGAAGGCACACTGGATCAGTTGTACAATAAAGACTTTGACACATTTATTGAATACAACAGACAGGATACTCGACTGTTAGCAAAACTGGACAAGAAACTCCGCTTTCTAGACTTGGCTAACACCATTGCACATGACAACACAGTATTGTTGCAGACCACAATGGGCGCAGTAGCAACCACGGAGCAGGCAATTATCAATGAAGCACACAGCCAAGGACTGGTCGTACCTAACAGAAAGAACAGAGATGAGGGGGAAGAAACAACAGCGGCAGGTGCCTATGTTGCTTATCCCAAAACAGGCATCCACGAATACATCGGAGCCATTGACATCAACTCGCTCTATCCCTCGGCTATTAGAGCGCTCAACATGGGACCAGAAACCATCGTCGGACAGATCCGACCCGTAATGACTAAAAAGTTTATTCAAGACAAAATGACTGGAGGTACTAGTTTTGCTGGTGCTTGGGAAGGTCTGTTTGGCAGTCTTGAATATGAAGCAGTCATGAAAGGTGATCCCACAGTTGAACTTACAATTGATTGGGAACAGGATGGTACCAGTGATGTTGTCAGTGCCGCAGACGTTTGGCGCTTAATCTTTGACAGCAACAAGCCCTGGGTACTCAGTGCCAATGGCACTATCTTTACAATTGAACGCAAAGGTATTGTGCCTGGCTTGCTGGAACGTTGGTATGCTGAACGTAAACAGATGCAGGCCAAACTTAAAGACTGTATTGCAGAAGGTAACGAAGCAGACATTGAGTACTGGGACAAGCGACAGTTAGTTAAAAAGATTAACTTGAACAGTTTGTATGGTGCTATTTTGAATCCGGGTTGT